TAGCCAGAATATCGGCCAGGTGCCTTTGTTCTTTAGGTAGCCACGAATATAAGATACAGCTAAGAGTAAATGAATAAAACCGTTAAAGAAGAATCCGGTTGTCGCCGCTCCATAAATAGCATCGTTTACGCTCATATAAGCCCTTTAAGTAACGAGTCGATACCCGTTTCTTTAACGCCAAACGACAAGCCCGCTATCACTACCGACACCATTGCTAGTTTTACTAATAGTTGTGTGACTTTGTTGCTACTTTCAATACCTTGAATAACTGTAGCAAAGCCGTCAATGGTAGCTTGGAAGTGAGCGGCGTGACCAGCTCGGTCTCTATGCATTAAGTCGTTGACACTATCAAGGGTAGCCTTAGTGGCTATTAGGTATTCTTTGTTTACCTTAATCATTTCTTTTAGTGATTTCTCTAGGAGAACGTAGTAAGGGTCTGATTTCATAAGTATGTACAAACGGCCTCTATAATTGTTGTGGCTATACTACCCCTTATGGCAACGCTATATTGGTTAGCTTGGCTTGTTTTGTAATTAAGATAGTAAGTAGCTTTAGCCGTTAAAGTTAGTGGCCTAGACCGATAAACACTACTAGAAGAATAAGCATTGTTACTAACACCGCTATACTTTGCTTGGTCATAGGCAGAAAACGTCGGGTCGCTTTCGGTATTATTAGCCGTGGATAGTGTCGTATGACCAATTGCCCCAACATACCCACCAGTATTGTCGTCGTCACAATAAAGCACGCAAGAATAAGACGCTCGCCAGTCACCTATCGGAATAGTAATACTAGTAGCATTGTACCAAGTACCAGAGGCCGGGGCCACCTGGGAGTAGTCGCTTGCGTCGGACACGGTAACAGTCCACTTAGAAGGAGATAAAGGAAACCCTTGCGGTGCGCGAGCGGTAGAGTAGTAAGGAGACGTTATCGTTGCGTTTGTTAAATCGTAATCGGTACCGCCGTAAACTGTTACTGTGGTATTAGGAGCGCCGTAAGTAACGTTGGTGATAATGAAGTACTTTGCGGAAGTTTGGGTTAGTTTTATCTTCATTCCGGCGCTAAGTACCGCCGTTTTATCACCACTAATAGTAAAAGTGAATGTCGGGTCATCGGCACTAGCATACGTCCAAGTGTCCGTTACTGTTACCCAGCCAGCTTGTGAAGTTGCGCTACTTTCTAGCGTACCAATACGCCCGTCCAACGTCGTAATATCAGAATTCAAAGCGCTAAAATTAGCGTTTACCTCGCTAGATTTTGCCTTAGTTGCCGGATAAAATGTCGTTAGTGTCGCCATATTTAACTTGCTTCCGAAGGATTATTAACTAAAACGGAGCTTTCAAAGTTTCGGTTAATATCCTCAATTCTTTTGCTTATTTCTGGTAGCCGTGTAGTTGTGGTTAGTTCTAAACTCTCCGGAGCATAAGACAGGGACGTTATTTGCAAAACATCGTTTATAGTTGTCTCTACGGTGGAGTCCCACACATCGGTGTCCCACACAAAGCTATCCCAATTAGACACTACTGGAACACCCGCTGTCAATTCCAAAATCTCCACGTTGTCGCCAACACTAACAGACTCAATATCGTAGCCAAAGTCTTCACCGCCATTACTATCTACTACCAATATTATTGCTCTCTTTTCTGGGGCGGAGCGCTCATCAAGTAACTTAGTACTCATTGTGATAGCGGTAGCGGCAACCGTTACTCTTCCGTCAACTATTTTCTTTATTCTCCTACCATAAGAGTCAATAGAGGACTGCCTAGTAGTCTTAATAAATAGGTTTTCTCCAGCGGTTTCCCCGCCAGTAAAGTAAACCTCGTTCACCATGTCCTCCATGTTCTTATCGGGGGAAACACTAGATAGGTGCGTAGCCATTCTAAAACTATGGTTAATTGTTACCGTCTTGGCCTTAAACGATAAAATACCATTAGGATTAACTTGCCAATACCATCCGGAGGGAGCTAACTCAATAACCTTGTCAAGAGCCTCACGATAGGTATTGGTATTAAATGTGTATGTAACGGTTGTGCCAGTTGTTTCAACACTATCTGCCGTATACCCCAAGAATGGCCCCTCCCTATCAACAAACTTGTTAACAATGTCTCTAAATATAACGGACGGGTCTTTAGAATAGTAAGAAATGGTAGTACTATTTCCATTTCTTAGTATTCCAGTTGATAATAAGTGGCCGTAACCCCTAACCCTTACATCCACAAACTCTTTCTCCTCATTCACAATATTTGAATATCCAATTATGTATCCGGAGTAAAGTAACGTCCCCGCGGGAGCTTCCTTATCATAAACCCACGCCTCCACTTTGTTATTTAGTTTCACGTCATCGTCTTCTCCAAAGTCATCAAATGGGCGGGCAAGCCTTACAACTAGTTCGCTATCGGAACCATTAAGCACTGCTTTGAACATGGGGGTGCTAACAACTTCATCTCGCCAGGTAGTGTTTAAGCTGGTTACTACGGTGTCGGAGACATTAAAGACCTTGTAAACATATTCTTTCTTAGTCATTAGTAGAAGTACCTAGGCGAATAAGTAATGTTACCAGTTACACCATAGGTGTTAGCACCAGAAACGGTTATAATAAAGTCGTTATTTCCAATTTCCCAGCGAGAGAACCTACCAATATAGTTTTGTGATACACCGCTATAAGTAACATTAAAGTTTTTGTAATCAAACACCGCGTCGTAACCTCCTAAAGAGATTATGCCAGAATAAGTGACGTATTCTCCCTTAGTAATTTGGTCAATTCTAAAAGCACTAATACCAGGATTGCCAGCACCAGCGGCAGTGGTTAATGTTATTACTGGTTCGGAAAAAGCACTTCCGCTAATTGTAGTTGATAACGATTTTGTAGCGCTACCAGCGGGAACGATAAACCCAGCCGTTAGTTGCCCGCCTACCGAAAACGGCATGGCGCAAATAAACTCAAATGCAAAAGGTAGGTATGTTTGGGTATAATGTCTCTCTAGGATCTCCGTTTTAGTACAGGTAGCAGTATATGTCCTACCACTATCAATAACTAATGCTTGTTCCTCTAAAGCTAAATACCTATGAATATTATCTAGTATTCCCTGCATTCCAGAAGCACTAGGAGATATTATTCTTCCTGATATAAGTATCTTCTTCGGGCCAAACTCCGACGATAAGTACTTACCACCAGGGCGGCGGGAGATATTAGCCAAGGAAACATCTCTTTCAGCCATGCTTTGGTACTGCACGCTTTCCGTAATTATGACAGAGTCCTGTAGATTTAAATCACCAAAGTTCATAAAGCTCCTTGATACACCAACGAATTCTCTTTGTTTATGGCCTTTTGCACCATCTTAACTATCATTGTTAAATCGTCGTCGCTTCTTACACCAACAGGCCCATTAAAATTAACTGTAACACTACTAGGACTTCCCCCGCCAACGTCAACGCCAGTTCTTGGTATCACTCGCTCACCACCGTGCAAAAGAGCGGGAACGACTTGGTTAAACGAACCTGGGATAACACCACCATGCTGTTTGTTAGGCATTGGCCCCCATAGTAGTTCATTCATCGCTCCTAATTGCTTGGCCATATTAAAGCGTTCAAAGTCAAATGACGAAATTTTACTACCAAGAGACTCTATAGCTTCTTTAACCTTTATAACCGCCTTTGCTACCTCTATAAAAGCATTAGCAATCGATATTATTAAGTCTTTATTAGCGGCAATAGTTTTGAATAGCACTGTTAGTACTTCGAATACTAATTTAATAGATAGCGCCACATCCTTAATAAGAATTTTGGCGAGTTCTCCCCAGTTTAATCCAGCGCCGCCTAACTCTATTATCATTTGTTGAAGTGCTGCAATCATTTCATCAAATGCTGGTTTAACCTCCGCAACAAAAACGTTAACAATCGCCATTAGCCTTTCGCCAAGACCACCGGCTCCACCAAACCTAGCATTCAATCCGTCAACAGCACTTAGTAGCCCTTTGGCTAAGTTTATAAGAGCCTCAAAAAAGCTCCCCTTGACTATTTCTCCTTGTTCGGTAATGCCCATTATTGTATTACCTAACCGGATAAAGTTATCTTTTAAATTTTGGATAGTTCCGCTATAAGTGGTAGCCTGCTTCTCCATTAAATTGAAGAAAATACCACCTTCACTAGTCATTCCCGCTAATGCCTCTTGAACTTGCTGAAAGCTAACCTCCCCAGCACTAATCTTCTCTACCATTTCCTTAGAAGAAATCCCAGCTTGATCAGATAATGCTTTAAGAAGACGAACACCAGCTTCGCTAAATTGGCGTAACTCCATTCCTGTTAATCTTGTTGCCGCCTTTACTTGACCAAAAGCAAGAATAAGTTGTGGCAATTTTTCAGTCCCGACTCCAGAAGCAATGTCACCAAGCATCTTAAATGTTGGTAATATATCCTGCCCAGCGATATTGTAAGCAAGTAACCTTCTAGAACCCTCTACAACTTGTGGTAAATCAAAAGGAGTCTTACGAGCAAAGTCGGATAGACTTTTAAGCATCTTTCCAGCTTCCTCCCCAGAGCCGAGCATTGTTTCAAAGGCTATCCGGTTTTGCTCCAAAGCAGCGGCATTACCTAGCGCCCACTTTCCAGCATCTGCTAGTTTATTAAATCCAAAAACAACGGCATTTGCGGCCGCTCTTAACCCCTCTAGAGCTAATTCTGCTTTGAAAATGGAAGCAGTGACGTTTGGCATTTTGCCCGTCACATTATCGTCGAGGTTTATTACAACTTTGAGTTCCCTTGTGTCTGTTGCCATTGTATCTCAATACTTTTCATTTGCATCCAATCTTCTACTAGACTACTTGGTAAGACTTCGTATTCTAGCGGACTCAAATGATAAGTCTCGCAAAACTTCATTTTTAGATACTCCGGCGGTAAATCGTTTTTATTACTCAAGCAACTAATTAGCTGCTTGGCGATTCTTTTTTTTTACTATCCCTATTAACGAAGAAGTCGTTTGCTAATGTCACCAACCAAGTGGCTAACTTGGAGGGAAGGCGCTTAATATTATCTTCGTTAACTACTAATTTCTCGCCGTTACTGTCGGCAAAGTTCCAATCTTTAATACTCCCCGCCAGAACATCCAAAGCTACCTCCATGCTTTTCCTAGCATCAGCGGAGTCCTTCAAGTCTCCAATCTTTGCTAGTATCCTCTCCCATTGTCCAATAGAGAGGTCGTCATAGAGTTCTACCCATAGTTCATTATCCTCGGGGTAGACTTCTTTCCGGTAGTTAAATATATTTTTATTATCCATAAGTAGTTTTTGTTAATGGGGGCTAGAACTACAGCAAACTAACCCCCACTAACTATTAATACACACTAGTCTTAGCATTACGCAAGTTTACTGTCACAAATCCGCCATTTGTTCCTTGAATAACTCGGTAGTTACCAGTAATGGCGAAGAAGTTACTAGCGCCAGTATCTATGCTTTTATCCTCTAAGAACATCCTATCGATACAAATCTCTAACTGCTCCGTAGCCGCGCCAACCGAGGCGCCTGTTAAGGTCATAACCATTGCTCGCTTAGTGTTATTTTTATAAGCGCTTAGCTCCGTGTCATTTTCAAAAAATAACGTGTACGAGCCAGTTACTTCCGCCTCACCCAATAAAACTTGAGAAACGGTCGCGGAATTGAACTCGTAAACCATTTCTAGGTTATTATTAAGCGTAAATTTAAAGTTAGTTACTTTGGTTGCGCTCGCTATGCGAGCCGCTTCGACAGTATCACCAAAACTTACAGTAGCTGCAGTCCAAGCGAAGATAGTCCCCGAAGTTGTAGTTAAACTTGGAGCAGTTACGCCTGTTGAATCGCTACCCATTAAGCTAGTTTTTAGCGTTGCTAACCCCTCATTTCCTACCTCAATTTCTAGGTTGTTAGCAGCCGTCCGAACATATCGTTGTACTGTTGGACCACTTCCCTGATATTCCCAGATAGTAGCCGTCTTAGCCGCGTTACCAGAAGTAGTAATGTAAAATTGGTGATTGTCAACGTTTGGGCTAGCTTGATAGTCGGCTTTAGACTCATTACCGAAAGCTAGTTTGATCAAATATCCAGAATTAGTAGCATCTAAGTATAGGGACACGTCGCCCTCTCCCCACTTCTTACCACTCACGGAGTCGTGATCTTTAACCCTAGAAGCACGAACGGAAATATCACTAAATTTCTCGTGCTTAGTTTCTAAACTACACTCGGTAAAAGGTAGGAACACTGATGGGGCAGACTCCGCCGTCCCCGCTACACTTTCTAATGCAAATCCTAAATATCCTTGACGTCCAATTTCTACTGACATGTTTTCACCTCCTTATAAAGAATCAACCATATCTATGCAGCTAATTGTTAAGTTAGCCGTACGAACTATGTTTCCCATATCCTCATAACTTAAATCTCCTTCCACTACCTGCACCCATTTAACCACTCCAGATAGTGTTGTGTCCATATCAAACGCCGTTAATATCTCGTCCAATGCTTCATCGGTTACTCTTTCCGCCTTTTCAGCTCCAAAACTAGCCTCATTTCGCTCCACATAAATAGAAACATTAAACGCGTAAGTGCGTTTATTTCGCTTGCTAGTAGCGCTAAAGTCACCAAACTCTCCTTGCATTTGACTATTAGTAATCGTCGCGCAAGGAAACCCGTCGGGAGAGCCGTTAGCGTAGGTATAAACATACTTTAAATGGCTAACGCCGTCTAATTTGGTTTTTATCGCGTTTTTTATGTTTATAATTTTAGTAGCCATTATCTTTTCATTATTTTAATCATGTCGTTTAGTAAATCTTTAAATATACTCCTTATCTTAGACAAAGACTCGTCAACGGCCGGTCTCATAAAAGGTTGGGCCTTAGTACCTCTTATAGCAATCTTTCTCGCCACAGCATAAGCCAATCCAGCGCTCCCAAGTTTTAGGGCCGCCCAAGGCTCAAGCGCGGCCACGGGCGGGAAGTGGGGCCTTGTACCATACTCAACAAAACTAGCATATTTACTACCCGCTACCACTTCCGCCTTTAAGCCACGAACCCCCTGCCTAATACTTCCCTTTAATTTGCCAAACGCGAAGGGCGCTTTATCTGTAGCCTTACCGTGTATCTCCTCGGTGGCTTTTGTCAAGGAGTGCTTGGCTAAAGAATAAAATTGACTATCAACGTTACTCATTGCTTTTCTAAATTCTTTAAATCCTACTACTCCAACAGTGATCATTGTTCTATTTCACTAAGCGTAATCTGGTAATGCGGCAATGGCGGTGTATTCCAGTCCTCAACACCGTCAACGGTTAGTGTATTGTTCAAAGATCCGTCATAAAGTCCCGATATTGTTACTCTATACCCTTCTCTAACACCAGAACAGGTAGTTGATACAAACATTATATGTTTCTTATCAAAGACTCCCGTGGCTATTTCCGACGGTTTGGCGCTAGCCGGCTGCACGTTACAACTAATACCAATTAGTCCCGACACGTCCTGCCAGGTTTCCTTATCACTATCACCAACGTCGTTAGTTAACCTCTTAAATGTAGCCGTGTGCGTTACAATTGGAATCATTAAAAGCCAGAGGAGCGAACGTAGCCTGCCAAGAGCTCCTCCGCGTCCTTCACAAAGTCGCTACGACCCTTGTTATCGGAGTAAGTTATTGAAATGCCCCCCTGACTCACTGACGTGGCCCCAGAGAGGTTATTTCGGCGGGATAGTATATCCAAGGCATAAAGCATTGTCGCCTGTTGTACGTCACTTGGTATCGTTGTATAGCCTGCGTTGTAACTTATTTTAGTAAAGAATTGGTTTGTCCGAAGGGCTTGAGTATCCAAAATAGACACCGCGTTAAGCGTTAAAGAGTCCCCAGGGATAACTATCCTATCCTTAGTAGTTGGTATGTCGTATAGGTTTTCCCCTCCGCTAGTTAAACTAACGGCGGTATCAAAGGTACCTTTAACTATAGATATAGCGCTAACGGAATTTATAGGACGTTTTCTAGGAAAAATAACTATATCGCCTATTGAATTAACATAACCGTCGCTTTTTTCGTCAACTACGTTCTCGACATCAAATGTATACTCAACAAAGGAGTCAACCCTTGCCGAAGCCTGGGTAATTATACCGCTAAGTGTGGCGTCACTAAAACGACTAACGTCCACTTCTGGGTAATATTCCTTAAATGTTGCAGTACTAACATAATTCATAGTTGCTTGTTACGCAATTGCGTTAAGAAGACCAATTGCGTCAGTCTTCTTAACAACAAGCCTATGCTAGGGCGTTCCCTCCAATCATATATTGGAATGGCTCACCAATAACTCGTAATACGGTGGCCTCCAATACGAAGCTAATATAGCTAAAGTTACTAGACGGAACATCAACTCGACTCATTGGAATCAAGTCTTGCATATCGATCCACACCTCACCAGCTGGAGAGCGTTCTGTCAATAAGAAAGCATTACCTCCGCAGTAGCGGCTAGTCAAAATGTCGATCATTGTACCGTCAATCGGGTTAATGATCTTACTCATTCTAACTCCACCAATACCATTACCCTGATTGTCCACAATTATTCGCTGAATAGACCCACTACCTTGCAATTCATCCGCTAAAGCACGGGTTTGGCGAGCATTCGCGACAAGCACGGTCGGAGAAGCGCCTTCCTTAAATAGAGTCTGACAATAAACACCAATTCCAGAAGCGGTTAAGAGTGCGGCATTACCAGAGTTAGTTGTAATTTGCTGGCCAAGACCGTCAAACTGCAAAGCAGAATTGTCAATGTCTCCGCCAAAAATTAGTTCTTCTTCTCCTAGCATTACCTCGTACATCTTAATGCGCTTGCGGTGTTCATACATGTCTTCCGTCGAACCGCCTCTTGAAGCAGCTAATGCTAAGCCACCAACCTCAACTTTACGTCCTAGCAATTTGTAGGCAGCGCTAGTCACGGAGTAGGTTTGTGTGGTTTCATTGGGAGCTCCAGCATCGGCAAAAACAATCGCCGTGTTGGTACCAATACCCGCCATACCACTAGTCGAGTGAAGTTTACTCGTCAATTTCTTCCAAGCAGACGCCTCACCACGACCAACGGTACGAGGTAGCCTATTTCTCAAAGGAGCGTCGGTTGGAACCAACAGTTTAACCTCCGCCTCTAGGTTCTCTGGAGAGAATACCGAGCGGCTATCAGGACTAAACGTGTAGGTTGTTTTAACTTCAGCGGCCTTTGAAAAAATCTCGCTTTTGAACTGCTCTAAAAACGCAGTATCAGCTAAAAGACCTTTTTGAATCTCACTAATATCCATAGATTTTTTCACCTCCTTTAAAAATAAGAAACTAATTAACTAAGTTTCTTAACTAATGCCAATAAATCAAGAGCCTTTGTACTCATGCCTTCGCGAGCGTACCTATCAGGGTCTTGCTCACGGATCTTGACTAGCGCATCCAGCTCGGACTTAGCTTTCGATAACGCATCCTTATCAGCGCCATCGTCTCCGCCGAGAGTTTTGCCAACTAGAAAAGACGCTTTTGTCTTAGTCGCCGCTGGCGTTGCTTCCACCTTTGACAATCTTTCCTCTAGTTTCTCTAAAGTAGAAACTACTTTACCTAAGAGTGTCATTGCTTTAGCGATGCTAGCGCTTTCTTCTACTTTTCCACTTAATTTGTCTAAACGTTTTTCGAGGTCTAAAGTCCTCTCCGCTACCTCCTTAACCTCCGCGCTAGCGGCAGGTTCGGCTACAGGTTCCGCAGGCGTCTCAACAGGCGCTTCAACTACCGGTGTTTCCACTGGCGTTTCTACGGGTGTCTCAACAGGTGCTTCAGCTGGCGCTTCAGTTGGTGTTTCCACAACTGGTGCTTCAACTGGTTCTGTAACCACTTCAGGAGTTTCGGGAGTAACTTTAGCCTCTTCAGCAACAGCCGCTACCGGCTCTACCACGTTCTCTTCGACTACTTTGCTTTTTCTTCCTTTTTCCACTTCAAACCTCACCTCCTCTCGTTTCATCATCCTATGAAAGGACGCTTCTAAAGTATCCTCACTAGCTTTATAAAGCGTTATTACCGCCCCACGATTGGCTGGAACATCTACTAAACTAATTTCACTAAGTCTTAAGTCGGTAATGGTGTCTTTAACTTTATTAACAATTTTTCCACCAATACTAAACCCACGATATACGCCTTCCTTTACCTTCTCCCAAGCATCTTTATCAACTATTTTGGCACCGATATATAAACCCTCGTCTTTTATAGATGTAGACTTGGTAGTTCCAATAGCCTTTGGCTGATGCATTTCTCTGATAGTCGGAAACTTTAGATATTCTGGCAAAGCGCGTTCTAACGCTTCCAAGTCCACTTTTTCCCCCTGTGAGTCTAATTGGGGAGTAGAAGCATAGCCATATACCATATGCTGATCGGGGTCAACCTTACTAATTTGTATGAATCTATTAAACTCAAAAGGTTCCATAAATTAAAATAACCGCCGCAACTAATCCAAGTTGCAACGGTTCTAAGCCTTCTAAATAAGGCTAGTACGTTCTTTACTTAAAAGTACTACCAAGCACAAACAATTGTCAAGAGCAATCGCTATTGTTTTGGTAACTCGCCAATAGTGTATTGAAGTACAACCTCGAAAGTTCCGTGGTTTGTACTAGCAAAGGCGGGCGAGACTACAATTCTAAAACCGTACTCCTCACATAGTTTTTGATAGGAGGCTGCAAATTCTTTTGCCGTATACTTTTTTTGTGGCTCAACTTTGTTAGTTGTTTCCGTAATAATCACCTCCTAACGACGTGCTTGTTAATTATAACATTTCTAGTTTTTCTATTCTTTCCGTTAATTGCTGATTTGCTATTTCTAACACTTCCACCTTTTGCTGTAATTTTTGCACCGCTCCATATAAAGCTGCTAGTAGTTGATCGCTATTTAAGTCTAAACAATCTTCAATTACTTCCGGTTCATAATCTTCTGGGGCATCGTCTGGTTTTTGATCCCCAACTTTTGTTGCTTGATCTATCATAAATTATCACCTCGCTTCCAATTTTTCTATTCTTTTCGTTAATTGCTGAACTGCTTTAGTCAAAATAGATACCATTGCCCCCAAGTCTCTGACTTCTTCGGTTTTGGTTTCGTATTCCACTTCTTCGGTTCCTTTTTCCACATCTCTTGTTGATGATTTTCGATAAGTAATTGTCTTGGTTTTTCTGGCAAAGGAAGGAAGAGTGGCGTGGTCAATTTCGCCTTTAGTTGTTCCTTTTATGGCTTTAATTTCCTTTAAGGCATCCCCGTCATAAAACGGCGTTCTGTCAGTAAAGGATAAGGCCGAGCAATTGCCTACAGTATAAATATTCCCCTGAAAATAATTTTGAGCTGTAGTTCCTACCTGGTAAACTCCATAACGATTTGTCATCGTTCCCGTTGTGTCTGAATTGTCAATATAAATTCCGTAACCGTTGGTGATTGTTCCTGCCGCATCACTATTTAAAATAGAGAAAAATCCGCCATAGGAATTAGTAATCGTTCCCCCCGTTCCACAATCGTAAATTCCTGCCTGGCCGAAAACTCCCTGATTAGTGGCTAGTGTCCCTTGATGGCTAGAACTGTTAATATATGCAACAAATGACATCGCCCGCATATAGCCAGTACTGCTTTTTGTAGTAGCAACATAATAAGCTGATACGTCAAAAGAGCCGCCAACTGTATAGTAAGCTCCGGTCGTGGTAACAGAAGTGGTAAGACCAAGAAACATTCCAAATGGCACAACGGTATCGGCGACATAGGTTTTTATAATGTGTAAAGGATAATCAGGCGTTGTCCCGATACCAAAATTACCATTTCCAAGAATAGTTACTACTGTGGTGGCAGATGTTGCCCCTATGGCGGTCAACTGAATATCCATTTTCGTCCCCGTAGCAGTTGAGGTAAAATTCTCTGCTGATAGAAAACGAAGGTATGCCCTCGCCGATGTATAATTTGTTCCGTCATGTCCTATCGCATTGAGATTCATCAATGCGGTGTTAACAAGCGTCTGCGTTGGTGAAGCGACTGTTCCAGCGCAATGCCTGAACGTGAAAGCGGTGGTTGAGCCATAAGCATCAACCAAAAAACGAGATACAGTCGCATCTGCCTGCCCACAATGCAAGATTGTGCCTGTCGCAGGAGCAGGTAGCGCACTAGAATTAGCAGAAATGGTCAACTTTGCTCCTGGGGCTGTTGTTCCAATACCAACCCTATCGTTTGTCGTGTCTACATTCAAAATGGCATTGCCATCTTTGTCGTTTAATTGGATAGCCGTAGTAGCATCAGTAGTTGGCTGAATGTCAAGGGCATCGGAGGTGGCGACTATCTTAGGAACGGTTATTTGGGTTGTAAAAGTAGGCGATGTACCAAACACCAATACGCCGGAACCAGTTTCATCAGTAACTGCCGTTGCTAGATTGGCTGAACTGGGCGTAGCCAGAAAAGTAGCTACATTTGCTCCTAAACCAGAAACTCCCGTTGAAATGGGCAGCCCAGTGCAATTTGTCAAAGTCCCAGAAGTAGGTGTGCCCAAAAGCGGGGTAACTAAAGTGGGAGAAGTAGCAAACACTAATGAACCCGATCCCGTCTCGTCTGTTATTGCCGTTGCCAGGTTAGCGCTTGAAGGTGTTGCTAAAAAGGTTGCAACATTTGCCCCCAGGCCACTTACTCCCGTGCTTATTGGCAGACCTGTACAGTTTGTTAAAGTACCGGAAGTAGGCGTTCCCAAAAGAGGCGTCACCAAAGTAGGAGAAGTGGCAAAAACAAGCGCTCCTGAACCTGTTTCATCAGTAACCGCCGTTGCTAAATTAGCACTCGAAGGCGTAGCAAGAAAAGTAGATACATTTGCTCCGAGACCACTTACCCCCGTACTTATTGGTAGGCCAGTACAATTTGTAAGTGTCCCCGAAGTAGGTGTTCCCAAAATTGGAGTTACTAAAGTTGGTGAGGTAGCAAATACTAAAGCGCCCGATCCTGTTTCGTCAGAAATAACACCTTTAAATTCAAGTGAAGTTGTTGCCCCAACATTGGTGCTGTTTAATGCCCCTATGGCTATATTTGCCGTTCCGTCAAAAGACGTTCCACCTATGGTTCTGGCGTTTTGTAAAGCGGTGGCGGTAGCTGCGTTACCCGTTATGCTTCCAGTAATAGCATTGGTAACCGTTATGTCAGTGGCCCACAATTTAGTCAGCCGGTTCGTGGTATCTCCTATGGTTTGCCCCGAAGTTTGATCGGTCCGGACGTATTTTGTATTAAAATATCCTTCTCCTGGACCAATATGTTTTGTTCTTGTCATACGGCAATGTAGCGAATAACTTGGGAACTAGTCCCACTAATGCAAAAAACACTTGCTAAATTAGAAACGTCTAAAGTAATACTTTCCCCCGCTAATAGTTCAAAACCGCTAGATGTCGTTACTCCTGTAGCGCCAACATAAACAGCCACAGTATTGGTTGAGAGGGCTTTTACGGTAACCGAGTGAATAGCCTGGGAAGAAGCAATCGCTTCCGCAGTTCCCGTTGGAACGGTTTTAGTATTATTATAAATTGTCGTAAGAGGTTGAGGATCAACGTGAAGCCCCAAAGAACCTACTGTTGCCCTAGTGTCATCAGTTGCGTTTTTTATTTCGACGGCGCCAATTTCAATGTCACCAGTCGTAAGCGTAATATCCGGCATTGTTTTTACGTCAACTTGAACGTGTCCAACTTCGTCAACCAACCCCTGCTTCCATTCCCCACGCTCGTTAACAAAACTACTAGTATCCCCACCGCCAGGGGCTAGTTGCCAGTTTGTAATCTTAACAGGCACCACGGGAGGTAGTTCAAATTGTTTAGTAGGATTTACTATCCTTACTTTTTGTGTGTCAGGAAAGTCTAACTTTACTTCGTTATCGACAAGGCGTACAACACCTTCTACCTTTTGTACCTTTGGAAAATCCACCTCCACCTTTCCTACTATCTTTTGAATAGGTGGGAAATTGGTAACTTTGGCCATGACGTCACCAGTCACTTTTTGAACTAGAGGAAAATTCGAGACAGTAGAGGTAACGTTACCCATTACCTTAGTAATGTCCGGAAACTTAATCAACTTAATAGCGTCTTCAAACTCTTTAAATACCTTCTCGGTTATTTCATTAATAACGGCCTTCTCGATAGACACTCTCTTAGGTTTATCAACCTCCCCATTTAGTTGTGCTTTTACGTAATCGTCATTCATCATTTTAAAGGTACTCCTTTAACTTCCACGGGGTCAAGCCAGCACCTACAACCTATGTGGATAGGCGGATGCTCTCTTGCGTAATTAGTTTCCTTAGCCGCGACGTTGAATTTATTTCCAGTGCTAATAGTCTCTCCGTGTAATCCGCTGCACCAAGGACACACTCTCTCGTCAAGAGCAGTGACCCACCGTAGTACAGTAACCCCAGAATCTTTAAACACCTCATACTCAAACCCGCTACTAGCCTCCGCAATCTCATTGGTAACTATCAACTTAGACCTATTTTTAGAGACACTTGGTATGTCTTTTTTAATATAATCTATAGTCTCCTCCACGCTTAATCCGTCAGACTTAGCATTTTCCACTCTAATCGCCAGAAAGGCTAGCGTGGTTAAATAAATACTCTCCTCAACAAAGGATCGTCTTAAACTAATGGCGTTTTTTTGCTCCTCGTTTAATGTGAAACGATCTTCCTTCCCCAATAAATCAAAAGCAAAATTACCACCACTAATAGCCGAAGTACGCATTAGCGCCTCCAAAGTCTGTAACGCTTCCTCGTCAAGCGTCTTCACGTAATTACGATAAAGGTTAGTTATGTATAAATTAGCCTCGGCCTTCCTAGTTAATTGGAAAGCCATACCAACCGTTTGCGTAGTTAGTGGTTTAGAGATCTGCTCGGCAATGGCTGCCTGTAACAAGTTTTCGGTCTTCTTAGCTTCCTTAGATCGTTCTAACCGATTAATTACAGGATTGACCCCCAGTTCGCTAAGAGCCTTATTTATAGCCTTAGAGATATTTTGAAACTTCATTATCAAACTTAAGCAAGCGTGCTATTACGTCATAGTTTCCGTTTAGGTAAACGTCAAAAACGGCATTTATGTCTTCACGGGTACTAATTAAGGAAAGTTGCTTACTTATGTCCTCCCTTATTTCGTCGTCAATGTAAATACTATCAAACCTCCTTAATGGACGACCCTCCTTGAAATCCTTAATAGTACAAACCTTCCAGCGCTTAATATCAGCCTTAGCCTCTTTATCCTTTTGTTCCTTGTTTTCTTCTTTTTGTTCAATAATAGTTGGTTGTTTAATGGCCAATTGCCGCTCGTAGTACTTACCTGTTACTAAATCTTCTACCAAAACCGGTGCCCCGCCTTGAATGTAGTGGTTTAAACCAATTTCCTCATAACCATCGCGTCTACGCACCTCGTCCACGCTTAAAACACCAGACTCAATCTTTATCTTGTCAATTTCCGCCTCTTCCTTTTTATCGACGGGGTTGACATTAACAAAAGCAAACTTTAAGTCCTCAAAGCCAAAATCGTTAATAATAACGTCAGTAAATAACGTCTCCACGAACTCCACTAAAGGCCCCACAGCCCTTTCTTCACTCTTACTAGCTTGCACCTCGCCTGTTGCTTTGTTCACGTCGTAGGTAATACCAATGTCTTGCGGTGGAACACCAAACACACCGCAGGTTTGCTTTAGTAACCATAGCTCGAAGCGCTCAAAAGCCATATCGTCGGGCTTGCGAGTAGCCGTATACTTCATACCTCCAGGCATAAATTTTATTTTTCTATTCTGCCTGGGGTTGGTCATTAATAAATCAAAGTATTCTTGATATTCCTTTATTTGATCCTTACTCCAGTTATCAGGAACCTCCACGAAACCCTCCGCGATATTGCTATCAGTATAGAAGCGGTAGTTATATAATGCTCCAGCCAAAGCCGATTGCACTTGGATAATCAAAGACTCAAGTGGAGATAATCCGAAAGGAGAATTAGGACGAGCGTTTTTTGTTCTAAAAATCAAGTCTTCTTGAGTTAATTCCGCCACCCTTTGTCCTTGTATCCATTGTTCAAAAGCAATGTCCGGTGGTTGTGGCAAGCGACCACTCTCGTCTATTCGTAGTTTAATTGTTGCCACGTCAACTGGTAGCAACGCTAATAACTCACCGCCACGAGTGTGTTGTTTTTCTATGGCTAGTTGCCCCACTACTAAGTAATCCTCAAGTATGCTTTCTAGGAATTTATCTACGTGCGAGCCGTCTTGGGACGGAGACCTAAAAAACCGCTTCAAATCCTTAATTATGGCTTCGTCCGCTTCGCTAGAGTCGTCTTCTTGCATTGGCATAATATCCCAACTTAATTGCGTAATGCGGCTTTTCAAGTAATCAATGCAAGCCCTAGCGATAGGATAATTAATACTAAAATCTCTTAAAACAGATACAGAAACGGAGCCCTCCGGCTTCTCCTTAGAGCCACCGAAACTCCTAGAATTAAAAAAACTTGGGGAAACGTTCCAACTCAATAAATCCTTGGCCAAATCGTTAGGAGCAGCTGCTTTTTTTGTTTCGCTACTTATTTTTCTCTTGGCCTTCTTCACTACCTCACTAGTAAGTGAGTCTACCAACAAGGTCTTGTAAATTTCCGCTTGTGACTTCTTTTTCATTTATTAAATCCTTTGTATATTCTATCAGCCCGAAGCTATCTTCACGCAAGGCTTCCACCGCTAAAGATAGGGATATTACGCAGTCGTCATGTAATCCCTCCGGCGCACCATAGCGCATAACTCCGGTAGTACCAATCTTATACTCAAAGGCTTCAAGTTCATTAATTAATGGTTCTAAGTAAGGATAACTAATATTTTTATTCTCAAGAGCTATCATTAAGCCCCTTATCAGTACTTCCTTACTTGGATTAGTAAACTTATAAGGGCGTACATTACAACCAGTTGTCGCTAGTACGTCGTAGACAGGGTCGCCAACACCTGTCGAGTCTAATAATACTAAAGCACCATTGTAACGTTTTGACAAGTTGACTATTCTTGGCATTTGCATGTCGTACGTTAAGTCTCTAAACCTATCAAAGTGCACTACTTGTCGTGTCGCCTTCTCCATTACGCATAGTACCGTGTAGTCTTGGCTTTTGGCAAGATCAGCGCCAATGACATAACGCGTCGAGGCTCTTGGTTCCTGCAATTCTCCCCCAATACACGCTCTTATATTACGAAACACCGCTCCAATATCATCTAAAAACTCAGCTAGGAACTCCTGCTTAAAAACGGGGCTATCTTCGCCGAACTCTTTCTTTAGCGCTTCCCACTCCTCCCTTGGAAAGTATGGGTTAAGGTTACTTGCTAGTTGGTAGCAACTATACCCGTTTTCTCTACTTCTACCCTTTAAAAACTCACGATAGTACCAGTTCCTACCCCTTGGCGTAGATATTAATACCGCCTTCCCCTGCCTATCTGATAATGTAGGCCGTAGTTCCTCCGCCCAGACAGACTCTTTAACCCTAGTTGCCTCGTCAATCAGCAACAAGTCTAAACCCTCACCAATAAGCCCACCCTTACTGTCAGCACTCTTGCACTCCAAAACACTATTTGTTAAAGTCTCTATTCTCCAGCTTCCTTTTGCCTCTAACGGTTCCTTAGCTAAAAATGGCCGTAACTCGTTTTTAAACCACTTTAGTACCTCCCGCCATATCTTCTCCGTCAAGTCCATCGTTGGGGCTACTATCCAAACTCTCTGGTTGCTCAAACACATCTGGTAGGTTGCTTGATACGCTCCTAGCAAACTCTTCCCGAACCTTCTCCCCGCATTTAGTATCCGAAACCGTGCTGGGTCTAATATCACTTCCTTCTGCATCTCGTGTGGTTGGAACTTCAATAGTTGCTGTAATTTCTCGTGGCTTAATCTCCTCATAGGTTATTCTATTTAGAACTTCCGAAAACTTAGTAACAGTAACGTTTACATCATCGTTTTCCACACCGAGTAGTTTACCTAGAACTTTATGATAGTCACGACGAGTCTTGTGATCAGCTTCTCGTTCTCCGCTAAACTCATTCCACTTTTCCGCGCTCACGCCATCTCGTAACTGCTCAAAATACTTCTCAATGCTTAAACCATAAAGACTAAGAATAGTTTGAGTGTTAACTTTGCTTAACTTTCTACAACCAATTACCGAAGCAGACGCCCTAGACGCCTTTGGATGTAATTTTTGATATGCTGCCGTTGCGTTTCTACCATTCTTTAACCATTCCTCAACAAACCTAACTTGTGATACGTCGTTATCGCATATCTCCAGCAACCTATCTTTGTCATTTTCTAATTCTACACCCATCTCACACCCACCTTTCTTGATCTATTCGCCAAACTAATCTTTACTCGATATTCCTTACTGCGGATTATTTTGCCATTCTCGTCACGATTTGGTTTTCCGAATTTCTCCCAGCTTTTTTCTCGCACATAACAAGTTGTACACAAACCGTGCCCGGCGTGCTTTTTTATATTACTACCACAAACTTTACAGTTTTCGAACTCTCGTGACCATCCCAAGATAAAATGATTATTTCTATGTTCCGAGTGACCACCGCATAACTTTAAATTATCAATCCCATTATCGTCTTTTACTCCGTTTATGTGATGCACTATCTCGTACTCCCTAAGAACTCGGCCAATATGTTTTTCCACTACGAGGCGGTGTTCTGCCACATACCCCTGTTTTGAGGCAAACGGGTGATCTTTATTAACCACATAAACATAGCCTTCCCTAAAAATCCTGCCTTTCCATCTAGGGCTACATTCTCCGCAAGACTCCCGTGTGAACTGTCCCAAACTATTTCTAGTAACCATACCACTAATATACATCCAATTTGTAGCTTAGTAAAGTAATGTTACTATTTACCGTGAGGGCATTTTTTGAACTTCACGTCACAGATCGGGCAAATATCATTTCTTTCCCCGCCTATTTTCCTATGTCCTAACTTCCTTACTTCTAGCACGTCTTGGTATGCTTTATCAAATAAACTTACCCAATCTTGACAAACAATATCCCAATCCTTTCCCTTTATCCACTCGTAAGCATTATCAACCATAGTTTTAACCCTAGCCGGACTATTGTAAACCCAGTCTAATCTCTTTACCGCCTCGTCAACATTTGTAAGCGGACGGAGGCGCTCGTTATCTACCACTCCTTGACAAACAAACTCGCTACTAGTCGTACCGCAAGGCAATGGTACGCCTCGCCACTTGCTATAGTTATTGTTAAGCGCCTCTAAACTTATGTCCTCCCCGTCAATGCCTAATATTTCGGTTATAGCCGTATTATTAGGGGCCAAAATAGGCCTTTTAACCGCCATTGCTTCGGTATTAATAAACCCCCACCCTTCGCCCAGGGTAGTAGTAAGTAAGCAATCGGCCGCGTTATATATCTTGTTTAATACCTCAAGCGGCACGCCTTTATTAACGTCAAACTCCGTCGGGAAAGCCACCTCACCGTCCCGTAATCCGCACTGATAGGCCATTTCCCATAAATCTCCCCCTTGGTCATAAGGCTTAGCGTGAATGTATAGAAAGGCTTTAGGATTTATCTTTTTATATTCGGCGTAAATCTTTATTGTCCTAGCCATGTCCTTTCTAATTTGGTTTCTACCGACATTAACAATTAAAAACGTGTCGTCTTTTACCATTCCCTTAAAATAACTATCTCTAGCCGCTCGCCTATCGTCGTCGCTCAATTGGTGAAACTCGCTTAGGTTTACGCCGTGGTTAATAACCGCCCCACGCTCTACTAACTTTCTATCTTTAGAGGCATATTTTAATGCTTCTTTTTTTCCAAATTCCGTATAAAACACCGGATAATCAGCTAGTTCTATCGAGTTTTGTACCCAATAAGGCTTTAAGGTCCCGTCCACCGGCCAGTAAGCTACCCAATTAAACAAATAATCAATCGGCACTTCTTCCCGCTCAACTACCTCCGCCTGAATACGCTTAATGCCTTCTGATAAGTTAAAACCAGCAGCAGCCGTGTCCGTTCCCGCTAAAATAAAGTGATCTTGCAAAGTAAAAACAATATCAAATGGCAACTTAATGTTTGGATCTTTACCTTGAAGTACCTGATAAAATTTTCCTCTACCAAACGGATCGCTATAACCAATAGGCTGGGCGGGGTAGATCTTAAATGGTAGCTTGCTTTGATCGTACCATTCACCAAAGAAGTTAATTCCTAAAACGGTAATATCGTATAGGCCGGTCTTTTCTAATTGCTTTAAGATATTTCTAGCAACTACTCCAAAACCAGTGGAACACGACGGGGTATCCATTAAACAGAGGACTTTTCTCTTTTTTTCAGGTAGTTTTTCCGTTGTTACCATACCACCACAAGGAAAATTATATATTTACCGCGTATTTACCGTATATTTATCGCAACCGTACCAATATCGCCAGTCTTTGTCGCCTTCGTTATATGGGTGTTTCCAGCCTTTACCGTCCATACACTCCTCGGGGGTAGCGTTCCACTTAAAATAAAAGATATTCCCAGCCCTATTAGAGGTTACACCCGAACTTCTAGCCGTAACGCTTCCAAAGTGATAATAAGGCGCGCGAGTTATACGCCTAGCAAACCCGCCAGCTAGTTTAATTCGGTTATGGTAGTCATTATCCTCATAAAATGCCGGTACAAAGTTTTCGTCAAAGTAGCCAATATCCTCTATAGTCTTCATATTAATCATAAAACAACTAAAGTCCGGCCCCTCTTCCCGCCAATTAGTAATAGGTTTAAAGTCAAAATCTGGGCTGTCGTCGCATTTATAATTAACTAATTCTTGGGCGGAGTTTAAATAAGGAGCCACGTTACTACCAGTCACCATGGCGTAACCAGTCCTATCCAAAGCATTCATCAAATTATCAATTGTCTTTTCGTGGAACAAAATGTCGTTATTAACAACTAAAATGTAGTCACACTCGGAGTCTTTTAGGGCTTCTCTAATCCCAAAATTCCACGCCCCGCTAAGAGACAACCTTGGGGAGAATCTATAGCAAGAAATATTATTAGCGTCACACCACTCTTTAGTGCCATCCGACGACTCTTGATCAATTACCACGACTCTATAAGAAACCGAAGTTTTAATCGAAGCTATTGCTTCCTTGGTATACGAGAGGTTATTTATGACAGGAATAATTATTTGTACTTTAGCCATTATTAATTAAAGACTTATCCCATAATTCCCACGATATAAACCAACCATATTTAGATACTAGTAGTTTACTATTATCATCCTTTCCTGTAAATACGTAATCTAGTTGATCCGCCCAACCCTTATTAAAATAAGCGCTTAAATCCAGCACAAATAAAGCATCCCCTCTTCCCATATTCGACAACAAATTGGCAGCCTTCATGCGCGATCCAAACTCTCCCAAGTGGTGAGCGTTGGGAACCTCTATAATCCCTTCCGAAAAGTCGTACCCCTTAAAATAAATTGGGTCACTAATATCGTCTATAACCAATACCCTATTTATAAAATAACTAGGTGTGTTGGCCGTAAACGAGTCTAAAGATAAGGTAAGTACGTTAAACTGTGCCGCACTCCCAATTCTAAACGAACCAACGAAATCTATTTTCATAGACTACTTAACGCAAACTACTTGCGCCGCCCATGGAGCTAAAACCACCTTTCTCTCATGTCCCTCTCCTCTAGTAAAATCGTAAATCTCTACAGGAATGTTTCCTTCATGCAACCTAACAACGTTACTAAAACCACCCTCCTCTC